GTGGTGTCACCGATACCACGCATGAGCCCCGGCGACCCTCCACCGCCAGCGATGCCGGTCAGACCGGAGACAAAGCTCCCGAGGAAGCCCTTCAAGCCTTTCTTAACCGGTTCTACAACTGTGAGCTCGAAAATCACATCCCTGATGGTGTCAATGAGCTGCCGAGCTGCATCACGCACACTGTCTATCCTGAAAGTCGCATTGCGTGCAAAGTCGGCAAACGCCTGCGAAAGGCGATCGACAGCTTGGCGCTGGCGCTGTGTTGCCTCATCCAGCTCCAGGGTCTGCTCAATGAGCCTACGGCGCTGCTCGATTTCTTGCGCACTTAGCTCCACCCCCTGGCTGCGGAGCTGCATAATCTGCCGCTGTAGCGTCGCCTCAACCTCGAACGCCGTGTTTGATTCAAGCGCCACTCTGTTCAAGCCGCGTGCGAGTTGTAGTTCATCGCGAAGCTGCTGGAGCGAGCGGTCCTTAAGCCTCTGCTGGCGCGCCTTCTCAGCGCCCAGGATCGCCTGCCGGAGCTTGTCGTACGCAGCTGAGAGCCGCGCGAGCAGATCCTCCTCGTTGGCCATAAACGGTGCAGCATCACGAATGGCCTGAGTCATCTGCTGGAATTGCTCCTTCAGTCGCGCAACAGCCTCATCTGGGGTCTCTCCAGTGATGCGCCTAGCCGCACGGGCAAAGCTTTCGGTTAGCTGCTCTGCGTTTCTTGCGACTTGTTGCGCCTCTTTGCGCCGCTGTGCGAGGAGCTTCTCCCGTGCGCGGAAGCTTTCCATATCGCTCTTAGCCTCCAGGGAGAGATCCTGAAGGAGCTTTTGGAAGGCCTCGTGCTCTGCCTCGCGGGTCTTGCGAATCGACTCGGCAGTATTGAGGATGCGCTTCTGGATCGCCTCCATATCCTCGGCGATGCCGACGCGCTGCCTCTCTGCCTCGAGGCGAGAACCGAAGAACTCAAGTGGCGGACGCCCCACTGGCTGGCGTGCCTCGAGCATCCTGCGCAAGCGCGTCTCCTGCTCGGGCGTCGCGATCGTTGGGCGCACAGCACCTTGGAGCGTCGGCGGCTGAATCAGACCGAACTCGATCCCTTGCGCACGAGCCTTGCGCTTAGCTTCCTCGGAGAAGAGCCCAGGGAATCTCTCGATAGCCTGGAGCTTGAATACCGCCCTAGCGCGCTCGAGGATATTCAAGGCGTCTGCAAGGCTCTGCGCCTGCTCGGCAACACCCTCGATCGTGGCCTTCGCTATGTCGCCGAGCCCTGTCGCCTTTGCAACGGCGATGCCAAGATTTGTGACAGCCTCCGCCAGAGAGTCCACTGCTCCTGCAAGTGTATCCTTAGCGGCTGCCCGTGCTGCACCGGCTATCTGCCCCTCGAGGATCTTGAAGATCTCCGCTTGCGCTTCGGCAGTCTTGCCAAGCCGCACCATCTCGACGATCATATCCTTCTGCGCATTTGTGAAGGAGATCCCCGACCGACGGAGATTCGAGAGCTGATTTTCAGGGTCCTGTAGCGCCTTTGCCAGCTGCACAGTGGCCTGCCGCAGATTTGTACCCATGATCTCGGAGAGATCCGCGGCGAGCTCAAGGGTTTTCTTAAACGCCGCGCCGCTGATATCCCGGAAGGTCAGGAGTGCAGAGGCGGCATCCAGCACATCCTTGCGGGTTGTCAGGGTTGCAAACCCGAGCTGCCGCGCGAATGCGTCGATCTGATTGGCTGTCAGACCCGCGGCGTTGTCAGTAGTCTGCAGGAGACCCTTGACCCGCGATAGACTCCGCTCGTAATCAGTGAACACTCTAACCGACTTTGTTAGAGCGACACCAATGCCGATAACGGTTGCCGCAAAGGCTGCCAAACGCACGTTGGCTGAGCTCACCAGAGCCGAGAAGGCAGTGATGCGCGCCGCAACCCCTGACAGAGGACCGAGAGCGATCTGCACGCTCTTGGTCAGCTCGGTCATAGATCGCTTGAATCGATCCGTCTTCTGTGCGGCCTTTTCGAGCCCGGGATCCTTTAGCGCCCGCTTCGCCTTGTTTAGAGCCTGCGTAAACTGGTTCGTCCGGATGATCAGCTCACGCTCCGTGAGGACGTTCTTGAGGAGAACCTTCTCCATGCTGTTGAAGGAGCGTGTCACACGTGCGATGAGTTGAGGATCACCTCCGACCCTGCGCACTTGTGCTTGGAAGTCGCGCAGCTTCTCTCGGGCGGCATTGACCGCCTTCAGCTGCTTATTCATCTGCGCGGTGACTTCGCGGCTGACTTGAACGACCTTGCGCTCAGACTTGGTGAGGCCCTCAGCCTCCTTATTGAGCTTGTCGATGGCTTCCTTGAGCTTGCGGATCTCCGCAGCTGTGGCCTTGGCGCCGCCCTTGGTCTCGTTCAGCGCAGCCTTAGCGGCACGAAGCTCCTTCGTCTCCGCACGGATCCGATAGATCAGATCGCCTACTACAGTGGCCATTCGGCTGTCACCTCATGCGTGCTTCGCGCTCAGCCTGCCTACGGAGACGCTCGTACTCCTTATTCTTTATTCTAAACCACGCGACCCACTCAAGGAGCTCTGCCCAAGACATGTTGTTCTCAAGATCTCCTACGGTGGAGCCAACAATCTCCGCGACGGCGAAGAGAGTTCGTCTCACGCCGTCGTTTTCAAGTTTTTTTCGATTTCCTCCACGTCAAGGTTGTTAAGGCGCATGAGAACCTGGCTGAGCTCGTCCACCCAGCTCCTGCACGGCTGCGAGGCCAATACCTCGTAATCGGTCTCCTCGAAGACGCGCTCATCCGTTCCCGGCACGAAGCAGTTGCGGATGATATTGAGGATCTGCCACTTCTCTGTGTCGACCTTATCAGGCTGACCCTCCACCTCGGTGTCGGCTACCAGCCGTGCACGATCCTTGATCGACATCTGTCGGCACTCGACTTTGACGCCATTGACCTCAACGATCTCCGTGTTGAACGTCTTGCGCCCGCCGATAGTTGCAGCGCGGATCTGATCGCGCAGGGAACTCTTAGTGGTTGACTTGCTCATCTTTCGCCTCCTTTGCCTAAATCACGAGCGTGGTTACTGCCCCCAGCCGAAACTGGCCTTCGCGTCGCCATCCAGCTGGAATGTCAGATCGCGACTTTCAAGATCGTCGATACCTCCCCCATGAGCCTCAGACTCCACTACGAACCATCCTCGTGCGTAATCGCCGACGCCTCCTGGACGGATATCCACCACGATAGGAGTGCGTGCATTGATCGCCGTGAAGAAGGTCGAGTCTAAGACTTCCCAACGGCCGAGAGAGATCGACACGTCGCCGATGCCGTAGATCTTGCTCCGGAAGCCGTTGCTCGTCTGCGCACCGTCGAAGTCGGTGTCATCCAGGATGTTGTGCGACATGTTCACCCCATAGGCGTGAGCACCTGCGACAACCACCGTAGGGATGAACTTGCCATCTGCGAAGATGTTGCCAGTCTTCGCAGTGGCAAATGTGACCTTACCGAAGAGGTAGTCAATCGAGACAACATCCGAGGCCGGGATGGGGACGGAGTCCTCCGAGAAGGTGGGGACGACGGTACGATCCCAGATCCTCTTGGTCGCGTCCGTGATCTGGTAAGTGTTGCCCGATACGAGGCTCATAGCCTCTGAAGCGAAGGCCGTAGAGGTACCCCCGCGCTTCACCTGGGCGAGATATGCTGCTTGACCCACGATTCACCTCCTTTCGCAGGCGATTCAGGTCTAGACCGCGGCCCCCAGTGCGTCGTCACCCTGGAGCGTAACCGACACCGTCTCCTTGCCCTCGATATCGCCACTCAGATTGAATGACTCCACGAGCGCCTTTCCCTGAAACCCGTTGCCGATAGTGCCGTCCGGCAGATACTGGACGTCCACCTTCGTTCGATTGAGCCAGGCTGCGCGGAGATCGACGAGCGACTGCCTCGTTGGGCTGTACTCCGCAGTGAAGGTGACCGACCAGTCGCGGAGGCCATAGATGCGGCTCCTGAAGCCTGCATTGCTGGCCATCTCGGTGTCATCCAGGATGACCCCGCCATGGTTCAGGGCACCGTCGGTGGCCTCGACGTCGTCGAAGCCTCCAGCGCTATCTGCGGGATCGCGGATCTTGATCTTCTTGATGAATGCGGCTTGACTCATGGTGACACTCCTTCCTCAATCGCTACTTCAGCCTAGCGCCGCGCGGTTCCCACTTGCGGGAGGTTCGCGCACAGCGCGCCAATTGGTTGTGAATAGCGGCCGATCGTTTTCATCGTACCCGATGTGGATGATATCCCCGACAGCCCAGATCCCTACGTACTTAACGCCTCCAACGGTGACGTTAGCCTTACCGAGGAGCTCGTCCTTAACCGCCAAGGCCTTCGCGTGCGTACCGACGTAGTCGCCGCGCGCTCCTCGGATCCTCACCTGCACTGTCGACTGATCCTGTGACCACTTGGGGTTCGCATCAAACCCTCCGGTGTCGAAGCACGTGATTGCTTGATCCGGCCTCGAGGGCTCCCGCCCCACATAGATGCCCCAACCAGAGGCTGCACCCTTGACACCCAGCCCAGCGGTCTCGAGGAACGTAGCAAACTCCTGCGCAGGGGTAGTCATCGCTCGACGACGTCCTTGAGATTCACCTTAAGGATCTCCAGCACCTTCGGGAGTGATAGACGCACACCATTCTCGAGGTACTTAGCCTGCCCGATCTTGTGTCGCGCGGTTAGATCCTCATGCACGAACACTGCGTAGTGCACCTCTCCCTCACCCTCAGCGTCTCCGTAGGAGACATTCAAGAAGGTGCCTCCTACCGCAGGTTCCTTTTCTACGACGAAGCGCCCAGTCTTTCGGAGTGCTCCTGTATCAATCGGCACCAGCGGCGTAGTGGTCTCAATGATGACCCTCCCAGCTTTCCGTAGCGCCCTCTCAGCTGAGCGATTAACCTTGTCTACGAACAATCCTAGCTCCTGAGAGACCACGCGGTAGGCGTCGTCGATCTGCGCCTCGGTCTCAACAGTGAGTTGTCTCGCCATCTTGTCTACCTCCCGCGGAGTAGTGCCTTACGCTCGAAGGCCGCAGCTCGGATGTCCGGGGTCTTCGTGAAGACGCTAATCTTGCGGGCCTTGTCGACAGACAACGGGCTAGGAGCAGTGCTAACCCCAAGGTAAAGGTAACCTTCGGGCTCGACGTCCTGATCTAGGAACACGACTGCCTCGCTGACCTGCTCCACACCCTGGTTATCCACAAAGGCCACCTGACGATCCTCCCAACGTCCCTTGATGACCTTAGGCGCTCCGAAAGTCTCGAGGCCGAACTCGTCGGGGCCAGCTGCAGGAGCCCAGTAGGTTATATCCTGGAGGAGATTGCGTGCGAAGTTGATCATCGCCCAACCTCTCAGTTGTGCCAAACCTCTGGCATGATGAACTCCTTAACCGCTGCGGCGTCCCACTGTAAGCCCAGACGCGTAATTAGGCTCTCGAACTCAAGGAGATCCCCACGAACGGCTCTTTCGGGCCACACCTCGATATATTTCAACCCCGCGGCCTTCATGATCTCGAATCGTGCCTCGTGCTCCTTGACATATCGCATCCACCCAGCGAAGTCGGAGTACGCCCGCATGAACCCGGTTGCTAGGCAACTCCGCGCGATTGTCTCGGCCCGTCTCCTCACGATAACCCACGTGGCGTCGGGGAATGCATGATGCCACACTTGCCACATCAAGCAGGCCTTAGCCTCCTTGACATACCATACACTCCCGACATTGATATTATAACCTTGATCGACGATCGAGTCAACAACGGCTTCACGCCACCAAGGCACGGGCTCGAGCTTCCGTGGAGGCAGCGGCTTCTGTCCGCGATCGTCTGCACCGATGCTCCGCAGATATGGCTTCACCAAATCGCGCTTGATCGGCCAGTTCTCGAAAAAGCCCCGCGGATTATCACGATTTCCTGGCACACACTCTCCACCCCATGCGCCGCACAGATCGATGATGCCTGCTGTCAGGGAAGTGCCCGAGCGCGGGCATCCAGTGATGAGGATAGGTGGTGGGACCCCCTTGCGGTCGTTTACATGTGGAGGTGCCATCATCGCGACATCAGCCCTAGGAGCTTTGACGCCATCTGCTCTGGCGTATGACGGTGCGAATCGACAGGCTCGTACCATGCGTGGAGGCTATCCGGCGGACACGCGTTCACCCAGAAGCGCTCGTCGAAGTAGCTATTCCACACGATCACTGTTGGCACCTTAAAGACCGTGGCGAGTATTGTATTGCCGCCACAGAAGCCGAAGCAGCCCGCGGCGTATCTCAGCAGCCCAAGGAACTCCTCCAGAGTCGTGCGCCCTACGAGATCCGCAGCTTGTGGACAGAGCGCACGGATATTCCTGTGGAGGTTCGTATCATCCCACACAGCCCCTGTGAGCACGATCTTATACCCGCGAGCTTGCAACATCCCGAGGGTCGCGGCGATGCCTCTCGCAGGGTACCCTTCAAGCCACGCCCTGTACATGCCATGATCAGTGAAGAAGACTACTACATAGGGGCCCCAGCGCTCGCGAGCCGCACGTCCGTACTCAT